CAGTTGCCTAGCCAAGCTAAAGAAAGAGGCCGGGGAATGACTGACGCTGGCAAGAGATACCAACAGCCTATCAAAGGGGAAAAGCCCACGTGACACCAAACGCCAAAAAGCCCAGCAAGCCGAGAAAACAGCCCAAGCCCACGAGGTTGAGCAAGAAGGCGAAGCTACAGATCATCATAGAGATCCTGACCAAGCAACCCGGCATACACCTGAAAAGAGGGTTCCAGGTGCAGCTAAGAGAGCAGTTCAACGCGCTATATAACACCAGATTATCGGTAGGATACACGAGCGAACTGGTAAAAGAGGCACTGGAGAGCCTGGAGAGGGCTAAAACCTATTTACACAGTAAGCGCTGGTACATGCTGCAACACCAGCGATTGTATGAGGAGGAGGTCAAGGCACAAGATAAAAGGGGGCAGAAGGAGACGCTTCGGGATATGGAGAAGCTGGACGGGCACCTGGTGGACAAGCATTCGATGGAGATTGTCGACACGCCGGAGGGCAAGGCGCTGGAGGATTTCTTTGACAAGAAGACGGGGAAGAAGAAAGCGGCAAGTTAAACGCGGGAGGGGATAGTGAGCAGGACAAGGATGAGCATGATGGTGGTGGACACGGGGATATGGATCGCGGCGGTGATCTGGACGGTGGGCCAGCTGGGGGCGATGTATCTTGCGAATGAATACGTGGCAACTCCGGGGGAATATCTGATACTCTACGTAGCGAACGGCGCCGCACTCTATGCGAGGCGAGCGCTGATTCATTTAAGGGACGGCGAATAACGCGGGAGGGTGACATGGGAAAGAGCAGGATGCAGAAGCTGGAGGATCGGGTAGCGTGGCTGGGGAAGTTGATGGTGCTGGCGTTGGGGCTGGTGGCGCTGACCGGGCTGATGGTCTTGATCGACCGCATCAACGAGAATGTTGTGGAGACGGAAGCTTACATGATTGCCGAGCACGTGTCCGGGCCGGACGTGCTGCTTTCTGAAGCGGCGCCCACCGAGCCAGTGACCGACGCCCTGGCCATAGCCTCGCTGAAGGACTACGCCGGCTTGGAGGCCGAGCGGATGGCGAAGATGGCAGCCGCGCTGATGGGGCTGGGAGGGAGATACACGGCCGAGTGTGCTGCGGAACACAAGCCAGAAACCAACAGCGCGATAATGACTTATTCCATTACGTGGTATCGGCAGCCAAACTGGGGCGAGGAAGCCAAGGACAAAGCCGACCTGGGAATCTCGAAGACGTGGTCGGGCGCGAGCTGGTCCGAGTGCATCCAGAAGATGCTGGCGTGGAAGCAGGGGGGTGAGTGATGGATCTTGGAATAGTGCTAGCGCGCGAAGCAAGAAGGAAAATGCGCGAATTTGTGAAAAAGACCGACTCAATGATTATAGACCTGATGCCATTAACTCACGCTGAGGTGCTGTGGTTGGCCAGCAAGAAGGGCAAACGCATAAGACTCGTCTTTGCGAAAACCGGAAGCCGCAAAGAGAAAACACATGATGTAAGCAAGACGGTGCTGGAGGTAAAGGCTATGGGAATTGAAACGAAAGGGGTTGAGTGATGGCCAAGTGGGAAGACCAGCAAAGAACTCCGAAGCTGGCGACCAAGGAGGTTGACGCAGAGGAGATACGGCGCCGGGTAGAAGTTATAGGAGGAGTCAAGCTAACTGGCCAGGCCAGAGAATTGACGAACGCACTGCCCGGGGTGATTCAGGAGATAGTTGCTGAGCAGATAGGCAAGCCGACGGCGATGGTTATGACCAACGAGCAGGTGGACGAGCTGGAGCGCCGGGAAAAGGCCAGGGCGAGGACAGAGCTGCGCGACCAGTTCGCGGCCGCGGTGCTGACGGGCTTGCTCGGGCTTCGCAAACCGGCATCAGTGGTTGACGACAAGAAGTTGGCCAAAGAGGTATACAAGATAGCCGACGCGATGCTGGCAGAGCGCGAGAAGGGAGGCAAGGGATGATAGGCTGGCGCATAGCCTGCTGGTGGCGCCGAACCTGGTGCGGCATCAAGGGCCACGACTGGACGCGCTGGTTTGACCTGGCTTATGATCAGCAGGGCCGGGCATGTGAGGGGTGTGGCAAGGTGAGATATAGGAAACGTCCGAAGGGAGCCAAGACATGATCGGCAACGAGCAAGAAGCGCCCGACGTGCTACGGGACAAGATGGTGATGGACCAGGTGGAGGAGCTGCGCAACCTGCTAGAGGAGCGCGGCGTCGGCAAGGTGATCAACTACGCCTCAGACATGATCGTCAACCTGCGGATCGAGCTGGCCAAAGCTCAATTCGTCAAGCCGACCAAGTTGGATCCAGGCACGAAGCCGGACCTTGGCGTCCACAGGAAGGACGGAGTGCGAGGGTGAGGAAGGGGCCGCGCACAGTGATCTGCCCTTACTGTTACCAGAGAACGCGGCTAGACCAGGTGGTGATGAAGGACGGGGTAAGGTATTATAAATGCCACGAGTGTGGTAAGCTAATCAGGGAGGGAGAATGATGATGAAGACCAAAGCGCAGGTAGGAGTGACGGTGATGTTCGTGTTGGTGGTGGTGTTGTTGGTGGTGGGGGCGCTGGGCTGTGTGAAGTCACAGGCGCGCAACAATCCCTTTGACCCGGCCGTGGTGACGCCGACGCCGGAGTGAGGACATGGGCATCGAGGTAATCCAGGCGGAGGTAGAGGCCGGGGAATACAAGACGATTGAGAAGGGATCCAAGTGCGAGCGGCGGGCGATCGGCCTGGTGGTCAGGGGGATCACCAGAGAGGGCAAAAAGCTGGAGCGCCAGCTGCTGATGATCAGCAAGAGCAACGCGCAGGACCTACAAGACCAGTTGAGGAAACTCCTACGTCGGATGATCTAAGGACAGCCCAGGGTGAACGAGCTCGGCGCAAAGATATATGACCAGCCACACATACTCGGGCACTTCCTGGGGTACGACAAGCTAACCGAGGACCACGGCAAATGGATCAAGGAGTTCTGGACAGCAACCAAGGACGTATGGAAGCAAGCCCACCGCGGTAGTTTCAAGACGACGGCCGTCACTGTAGTGGGGCCCATCTGGCGCCACCTATTCAAGGCTGAAGACAGGATCCTACTCAGCCGAAAGACCTACACCAATTCATGCGACACGCTCGAGGAGATCGCCGGGCACTACCGCGGCCCAAAGATCAAAGAGCTATACCGGAAGGTCCGGGGGATAGACAACTTCAGGCTGCGGGTAGACCGCCGCGGCCGGATCGTATTGCCTACCAAGAAGGAACCCAGCAAGGAAGGATCAATCGACTGCGCCGGCCGCGACACAAAGGTGACCGGCAGTCATTTCGAGTTCCTGATCAACGATGACCTGGACACCATCAAGGACATGGTATCTAAGGCGGAGCGGGAGGCGACCAGGTACTACCGCGACGAGCAGCAGAACGTGCGCAACCCTGGTGGAGTGATAGGCAATCTTGGAACGCCGTGGCACCAGCAGGACGGATGGCATCGGCAGAATGATGATGGCCAGTGGGAAGACAAGCCGGGCATCATCAAGCACCCGATCGGGACGCTGGCTATCCCCGGATTCACGCCTGAATACTTGCTGCAACTTAAGGGGAGCATGAGCGCGCCGATGTATGCGCGCAACTACCTGCTGCACATCATCGCTGACAGCGAGCGCCTGTTCCCTGATCCTGTTGAAGCCAAAGAATGGCCGAAGCGCTGCGAGGGCAGGGCCTACGAGGACCCGGCATACAAGGGGACGCATTTCACGGCCGTGTCAGTGATCGGATTCTGGGAAGGGAAGTATTACGCGACCGGGAAGATGTGGCGCAAGGACAGCACGACGATCTGCGAGGAGGTAGCGGAGTTCATCAGCAAATACAACACCGGCACGCTATACGTCGAGAGCAACGCTGACAAGGGATGGTGTGCGAAGGAGATGCGTAAGTATTGGCCGGCCGTGATGGAGGTCAACGAGGTAGAGAACAAGCACATCAAGATCCTGACCTACGCGGTAAAGAACTTCAGGCTGCTGCACTGGATCCCCGAGACGCAGCCGGAGTACATGGCCCAGGTGCTGGACTACCGCGAAGGCGAGGAGCCCGACGACGCGCCGGACAGCCTGGCCAGCCTGATCAGGGCGATGCGGATAGGGATGCGGCGCCGGCTGGAGGACAGATATTAAGTGAAAAAAGAATGGACAGGGAACCCGGCGATTGCTAAACTAACAATGGTGATGGCAACTGAAAGGAGACGCTATGGCGATCAAGATAGTGAGTCGGTTGAAGGCCGCGTTTGATGCTTACCAAGACCCACTGACCGGCCGCGGTGGAAGTAACGACAGGACGCAGCGGCTGCAGGGCGGCGCGAATGTGTGGGGCGATCAGGATCTATACGACCGATATTCTTCCAACGGATTCATGCAGCGAGTGATAGAGGCTCCCGCCGACGATTCAACCCGGGCCGGGTTCGAGCTCGAGACCAAGAAGCAAGAAACCAACCTATACGTCCAGACGCGCCTGAAGGAGCTGGGCGCCAAGCACGTGATGCGCGAAGTGGTGAAGCACGCGGGGATCTACCCCAAGGGCTGCGCCGCTTTCATCGGTGTTATCGCGGAGAACCTTGACGACCAGATCAACTACTGGAAGCCCATGCCCGAGAACATCAGGCGGGTGGACTACATCAACCTGCTCTCCGAGCCAGGCGAGTTCACCGTCAACGTGCGGCGGGCGCTGCACCCTACGGCAAAGAACTACAAGGAGATCTACTTCACCGTGCAGGGAGTGGAGGTCCACCAGAGCCGGATGATATGGGTGAGCAACGAATTCAATACCCGCACGTCGATGGGGATCAGCCGGGTCAACACCGTATGGGACGCGATCAGCGCCCAGGACAGCGCGTTGTGGAGCGTGTCCCACTTGATGCAGGTCCTGTCGATGCTGGTATTCAAGAGTGATGAGTTCGTCACGCTGCCAAAGGAGAAGCAGGCCGCGGTGCTCAAGAAGATCCGCGAGTGGATCGACACCAGCAGCATGATGGGCGTGGCGAAGGATGAGGAGCTGGGCCGGGTCAACGTGCAGCTGAGCGGCCTGGGCGACATCCTGGATTTCATCTTCAAGAGCATCGCCGGCGCCACGCAGATGCCGGTCAACATCCTGCTGGGCAGGGTGCAGGGCGTGCTGACGTCCGCCGAGGAAGACAGCATCAACTACTACAATTCGATCTCGGAGTTCCAGCAGGACAAGCTCGAGCCTGAATGGCGCAAGCTGATCGACCTGGTGGTAAGGGAGCGGCAGGGCCCCGCCTACTCATCCATGGGGGGCAAGCTGATCTACAATATCAAGTTCAACACCCTGTGGGAATTGTCGCCGAGCCTGAAGTCTGAGATAGAGAAACGGAATTCAGAGCGCGACGTGCTGGACACGCAGAGCGGCAAGGTCAAGACCCCCGAGGAGCTACGGGGCCGCGACCCATACTTCTCGGTACTGGACCAGAGCCAACCGGCGGAAGATGGCGATGACGAGAGTGACGACACCGACAAGCCCGACGACGAGACGCAGCAGCAGGACGGGCGCGGCAGCATGGTGGTGGACGGCAAGCGAGTCGGCGCCGGGCGGATAGCGTTCGACCGTGTAAACCTTGGCGGCGAATGGCAGCGCCTGCAGGTGCGGCGCCCTGGGCTATTCAAAGCCAAGGGGTTCAGGATAGATAGCAGGCGCGAGGGGGAAGGGGTGCTGGTGATCACCGGGCTTATGGATTCGACCGACCAGCTGGCAACCCAGGCGGTGCTGTTCGGCAAGGGCTGGAGCGCGGAAGCGCAGAAGGCATGGGCCGACAAGCATCTGCCTGGTGTAAGGCGGGTAGTGGACTACTCAGCCGACAAGCTATCCATACTCGAAGTCGACCGGCTGATGATCCAGGCGGACCCGGTAGAGACAACCGAGAACGAGATTCGGATCCGGCTCAAGAGCCCGAGGCTGTTCGACCAGGATCACGGGTTCAAGTCGCAGAAGGTTGCCGGAGCGAAAGGGGTGCGGGCGATCGTCGGCAGGTTAAAAGGGAAGACGGCGGCCTCGTGGCAGTCGTTGCGCTTCGACCGTGAGCAATGGACCGCCGGAGAGGCGCAGCGCTGGGTGAAGAAGCACAAGATCACCGGCGACAACTACCTGCCGGAGCCGCGCGCGACAGAGATCAAGCTGCT